GAGCAATTCAACCAAGTTGATTACTCTTCGGGGTATGATCCAAGATCTACCCTTCGCACTTCAACTCCAGAACTATAACTGGGGTGACGTTGCGATACTTCATAACTCTGTCCTTAAGCTGAGTAAGCTTATTGATGAGGTTATTGAGGTTGAAGACAGGCTGGCAAGGGCTAGCTATGAAGAGAATGACACGGAGAGCGACGCTTTCCCCGACCGCCTTACGGTGGTTGAGACGCGTCGTCGTAGTACTAACCTCGAGGGAAGCGACCATACTATTGAAGTTGGTTGCGAAAGCCCTTTTGGCAATTCTCGCTTGGAAGATGGGAGTAAAGCAGACTGGGAGCAGTTCTATACTGCCGACGGAATGCCTAGACCCTACTATTCCAGACGTGAAGTACTTTGACCAGACAGAGGGTAAAGCATAACAATGCCCTCTTCGGTTCCCTTAAGCATTTGCTTAGGGATTTTAAAGTTCCTTTTGGAACCTTGAACCGTGTTGCTGCTGACTTGTTTGAGTCACTCGACACACCTGTCTCACTTTCCTGTGAGATTCTGCTCCGCTATAATGAGGTTGAACAGCTTGTTCGCAAGACTGTTAATCCAAGGGACTATAACCTTCCTCTTAGGTTCCGAGACGACTACCAAGCCGTTTCGTTCCTTAAGAAGGCACCACTAGTAATAGATGGTGTGGATCCTCTTGTAGCCGCGAAGGAGAAATTCTTCGCGTCGGAGGTTTCGTGTGCTGAGACTAATCGTAGATTCAGGTCCCTCTGTTCCGGTTCGCCTATTGGCGTCTCGGGCCTGGTGAGAGCAATCCTTTTGGATGCTGCCAGTGAAGTACAGAGGGTACTTGGGTTTACGGTACCGTCCCATGAGTGGCTCACTGCGTGTCGTTTTGGCCCAGGTGTGTTTAATCACTCCGAAGCAAGAGGCTTAACGTCTCTTTACGATAAGCTGCAAGTCCGTCCGTCCGTGTCTCACGACATGGCGGATATAGGGGCTCTGCTTGTGCAAAGCCAGCCTCATTGGGCTAGGTCCGTGACCGACTGCGAAATCGAGGGCTTTTGGCCCTTGGTTAAGCGGGAGGATCTAGACTTAGTACCAGGCAACCGTATAGCGTTCGTGCCTAAAACCGCTGTCACCCACAGGACGATCGCGATCGAGCCACTTCTGAATGTCTATGCCCAGTTAGGGCTAGGCAGGATGATGCGGCGTAGATTGCTTTCGAAATGTGGTTTGGATCTCAATGACCAACTCCCTAATCAGGAGATGGCACGCCGAGGGTCACTAACTGGTGACCTAGCTACACTCGATTTGAGTGAAGCCTCCGATCGTGTTTCCAATCAGCATGTTCGGC